GGCCCGCAGGGAGAGCCTGTGCATAACGCTGCTCTAGGGCAGCTTCTCTTGGAACGACTTTAGCTACTTCTTCAGCTACTTCTTCAACTACTTTAGGCACGGCAGCCGTAGCCGCTCTGCGCCCTAGCGCCCTTGCACCTACCTTCACCGCTGTCTTCGCTGCCATAGGGCCGAGACCGATGCCGGGAACAAGCTCCACAGGATCAGTGACCGCCTCAACTGGGAAACGCTGCCACCACGGGATCTCACCTGCTGTGACAGCCTGCTCATAGCCAGCACCGGCAGCAGCCCACGGGCCAAAGCCCTGCTCTCTCAATGCCCGAGACCGGGCCTGCACACCGGGCTTGGTAAGCCCGGGCACCCAGCCACCGAAGGCCATACCACGGGCAGGAGCTACAATCTCATCAATAGCCTGAAAGCCCGTAGTTAGGGGCTCAACGTATTTAGAGACAAATCCAGTATCCTCGGGAGGCTCAACGTCCGGGCCCATACCGGGTAATTTCTCGATATCGAGCCCAAACATTTTCGCTATATCTTTACCACGCTGGCCCCAGTCTACGGGCTTAGGGGGCTCTACGGGAAAGGTTGGCGCAGGAGGAGGCTGGCCTGGGGCTGGAGAGGGGACTGGCGCAGGTTGCTTGCCCTGAGCCGCGCCCATCATGGCGCTGAGTGCGGCAGTGTTGACATTGCCGTTGGCATCAACAGGGATACTTGCGCCCCATTGCTCTTTGAGGCCTGGATACTGTGCGACTGCCCGGGCCCATATATCTCGGAGTACGGGATTTGGCGGGGGCATCAGCTATAGGCGTAGCGCGTAGTGGGACTAAACCTACGGAAGCTACTTCCCGGGCGCAGGGATGGGCTGAGGGCAGTATAGCGCTGAGTCCAGGGCTTATCGCCAAGGAAGTCCATAAAGGAAGGGGCCTGCTCTCCCTGCCGGATGGAAGTGCCAAGGGCTCCCGCGTACTGGTTGTACACGTTCCCGAACTGCCCCGACCAGTACTGTTGCTGGGCAGGAGAGTACCCACCCTGGAACGGGGCAGCGCTGAAGTAAGCCAGTTGAGGCGTTGCCTCAAGCTGGTACTGCCCGAAGTCTATGTCGGGCATGAAGCTGGCGAAAGGATCTTCAGGGGGCATGGCCTAGCTTAACTAAACCCGGTGGGATTGACTACGCCACCCAGATAGCCAAGGAAGCCGCCTGCGGGGGCACCGGCCCCGGCTGCTCGGGCTTTATAGAGGTCATAGAGGTTTCCAACTGCTGTCTGTTGTGCCTGACCAACGTATCCCGCACCGCCACCCATCGCTGCGGTAGCCATAGCGATGGCGTTCCTACGAGCATTTTCACCCGTGAGAAGCCCTTGATAGCCAATCTGTTGGCCGGTCAGGCCAGCGGTAACGCCTGCCGTGTCAACGGGCATAGTATAGGAAGGGTCAAGAGCCTTGGATGCCTGTACAGCAGCTTCCCAGTTACTGAGTTGGGGCTGGGTTACATTGCCACTATAGCCCGCAGCCGTAGGGGCATGATACTGTGCAAATGTTTGCTCTGGAGTCGCTCCCAACAGATACCGGCCCAATGCGGGCGTAAAGCCCTGCATGGCTGCCTGCTGGAACTGAGGGATGGCAGCCTGCTGGCCCATTTGGCGGATACGCGCTGCCTGCCAAAGGGCAGCAGGAGAGCCAGCAAAGGTGGACAGTACGTCCGTATCGCCCCATATCCCTGCGGTGGTTCCAGTGGGTATTGTACCCCCCGAAAATGCCGTACCGGCACCAGTCCCCATACCATAAAAGTCTCCGAGTGCCATAGTTATCTATCCTTACTTCCTGCCATTCTAATTAGCTGGCAACGTGCTGCCGAACCCAGTAGATGTTAATGCAGCATCGTCTCCCAAGCCCGCATTGCTGCTGCCTGTCGCGAGACTCGTCGGTATATATTCCTCACCCGTAGTAGTCGTAGCCTGACCAGACATCAAGTCATCGATCCATGACAGGAACTTACCGGGGTCTCCAGCCGTTCCTGCCTCTTGCTGCTCAAATATATCATACATATTAGACAGGCGGGTATATGCCGCGTTGCCCCCGTAAGTGTCAGGATCTATACCAAGTCCAGCGGAAGCCATAGCCAGTACCTCAGCCTTACCCTTCCGCAGAAGCCCCTGCATCTGGTGAGCCCTTATCCTATCGATATTGGTGGCACCCACGCTCAGGTAGGAGTTGGGGGTGCCCAGGGCACGCGACGCCTCTATCGCAAGGCCCCAGTCAGCAGCCGTCTGGTTAGGATCTTGATCAGTCGTGCGGCCAAGATACGCAGCGAAGCTCTCGTTGGGCGAAGAGCCCATCATATGCCGTCCCCATGCACTGGTGAAGCCCTGCATACGGGTCTTCCAGTACTGGGGAATATGGGCCTTCGGCCCCAGTTGAGCGGTACGGGCTGCCTCCCACAGAGCGCCGGGTCTGCCTCTAAACGTCGAGGCGACATCTGTGGCAGGTATGCCAAGCATGGCGCTGAGACTGGTCGATGTATCATCCGCCCCGGTCTGATCCAGTGGCTGCCAGATACGGGTATCAGCAGTTCCAAGTGCCGTAAAGATATAGGCTGAGCCCTCGGGGCCAATCTCAAGGGTGAACTGATTGTCTCCCGGCTGAGACAGCGTGGAGGCCCCAAGGTCTCTCCATGTCCCATCTGCTAGCTCGCCATAGACGTGCTTGCCCAACTGTGCCCCATCCTGTTGTTGAGGGCATACCTATAAACTCATACCCCCCGAGGCTCACGTCTGGGGCTGTGGTCATGGTATTGCCAAGCTGAATTATCTGGTCGAGGGTAGTTTGGGTAGGGGCTCCAGTAGCGACAGCAGTGGTAGCAGCGCTTGTAGGATCGACTGCTTGCTGCGCTGCGACAATCTGGCTTTGGACTTCGGCCTGGATAGCTTCAAGTGCCTTTTGATCGAGGTCTTTCGCCCAGCTTTGATCACCGATAGTCCCTGGATCACTGTAATCTGGAACTTGCATAGTGAAAGCTACGGTGTTGGTTATCCAGTTCTGCATCAAAGGAGTTATCTCGAAAGCGGCGGGCACATCGGCGGGGTCAACGGTGACGGGGGTGACCCCTTCCCGGGCCTTGTTAACGGCACCCATAAGGTAAGCCTGTACGGTTGGAGACAGGTTTGTCCACCACTCTGGTTCGGCCTGTAGTTCTTTTCCCCTAATGCCGCTGGCGAAAGCTTTCATACCCGTGCCAATCATGGGCGTACTGAAGCCCTGCTCGACTGCCTGGTCAAACCAGGCCTTTATATCTGTATTACTACTGAGCAGGTAGTCGATGTTTCCTTCTGACCGTAAGGCCATCACATCGGGGCTTGCTGACGCCCATTGCGAAATCACGTGATCGACAGTAGTGCCTTCCCATTCCGTACCCTTGGCTACCTCAGAGTTCAAAATAGCGCCTATCTGAGCTTCGTAATAATCCATATCTAACCCAGCATAAGCGTCGTAATCCTCGAACTGCTTTTGCCACTCCGCTATCAGGTCTTTAATCGCTTGCCCTTGGTCTTCGTAACCGCTATATATTTGTGCCTGATTGGGGCCCAGTATCTGCGGCAGCTTATCCCAGAGCAGCCTTAGCGCGGCCTTCTCCTCTTTCCGCGCCTCTAGTGTTTCATCAGACGGGGGCAGGTCAGCGAGGAGAGCTGCTATCATGCTATCTTGCACATTGGCGACACTCTGCGCCTGGTCGGCAGCCGCATCAGGGACACCTGCCTCCAGCGCCGCCTGCTCCATTACAAGAGCTTGACCCTCGCCGGGTAGCCCACCCTTGTCCACAGAAGCCCAGGGATCGGGTGCGGTCAGCCCCATTTGCATCTGCATCTGCCCGGGGTCAAAGGCCCATTCAGCATCCTCAGATTCTATTTCTTCCAGTTGTAGGTTGATAGCCTTTACGACATCAGTGGAGTTTACGCCAAGCTCTTTGGCGAAGTTGGCTGCAAGATCCGTCACAGGAGTATCCTCAAGTAAACGCAGCCTAATTATTGACTCATCCATGAAGTTTGGGGGGGCCTCCGATAAAAGCTGTGTGGCAATATCAGGTGCTTCTATGGCAGCCTTGGCAGCTTCGTTTATCTTGATCCTCTCAATATTTATGTCCTCTGCGTGTTCTCCTGCGAGGAGGTCAATCATAGCCTGGTTTTTAGCTGAACCAATCGCCGCCTTGACATCGCCAGTTTCGGCCAGGATCTGGTCGAAGAACGACATGCCCTGGCCTTCCATTGCGATGTCATACCCGACATCCCCGACATCGGGCTCCTCAGCCTCTCCCTTGAGGATGTTCATAATCTCCTGGGTTTCAATGCCAGCGGCAGCCCACTCGGGGAGCATCCCAAAGAGTTCTGTTATCTTTCCTGATCCCATCCTAGCCTCCGGGGCCTACCAGCCCTATGCGGCGTAGTCTCTCTTGGGCTCCGAGCGCCCCGGGTCTCGGCTGACCGGGCGGCACAACTGGGCCTCCCTGGGGTGTGGGCACTGGTGGTGGCACGCCTGCCATTGCCGGGGGCATAACCCCGGGCGGAGGCATTGGTGGCGGCCCACCCATAGGAGGCCCGGCCATCATGGGTGGGCCGCCGGGCATGGGCGGGGGTGCCCCGGGCGGCATAGGAGGTAACCCGCCCGGCGGAGCCTGTGGCATTCCCCCGCCTCCTAGAGTATCTCTCAACATCTTGGCTTTACTCAAGAGCATTGCCGTAAGCTCACCGAAGTATAGCTCTGCGAGGTCGTCGCGCCCTTGCTTGAGTGATGCCTGATAGAGTGTCCAGGTAGCGGCTTCCGGCAGGGTACGCTCGGCTATCTGCTCCTTGATGGAGTCTTCTGCCTGGTCTGCGTCCTGCACGCCCAGGATATTGTCCCTAATCCAGAGATCTGGCATGAGTGGAGTCGCGCCTTCCCGGGCGATTTGGGCCATCGAGTACTTGGACATATCGTCCTGGGGCAGTCGGGCCACTATGGAGACCTCTACGTCGCCGCCGTCCTTGACGCGGCTGGGGGTTATCTTCTCCGCGAAGTACATCCGGTTGTTATCGCGGCCTGATAGCTCAAAGGACTTAAAGCGTTTGGAGATATACTGGTCTGCCAGCAGGTTACATATCTGCCGGTAGGCCTTCTCCATCGCCAGCACCCTGGGGAACAGCACTGTCTCCACGCCTTGCTTGAGGGTATTTATGGCAAAGCCGGAGAGTTGGAACTGTAGTTCTCCGTAGACCGAGTGAGGGATAGAGCCGCGTTGCATCTCGCCTGAGACCATACCCATGTAGGCACCGCTCTCGCGTGCCATCTCCAGGAGGCCGAGGGGTTCTACGTCTTCTCCCTGGGCCAGTGAGATCTCGGTGCCTTCCTTGTAGGGGTCTTCATCCAGCACCTTGGTGCCATCGCGGGAGCGTATCTTCAGCCCTTGGCGGCGGCTACGAGCGACAAGCTCTAGCATGGTACTCATCATGAAGTTATGCTTCTCGTACAGTTCGCGTGTGGACTTATAGACTGACTCCCCGAAGTCTCCCACGGTATCTTCGATGGAAGACCATTCGAGGGACTGTATGAGGGGGCTGGAGCCTACCGGGCCTATGAATATGGGCACGCCATCGTGACCATGACGGGTGCGTTTCTTGATGAAGCGGTGAGGTATGACTACAAAGTTATCTTCGCGGTCATAGAAGTCATAGACCTCGATGCCGTTCTCGATGCCCCGGAGGTCTCCGACGCGGACGTTATACTGGCTCTCTATCTTGCCTTGGTCTTCGAGACCTTATAGCAGGCCCATGCGAGGCCTTCGGAGTCCGTGCCCCAGTAGGTGTGCATGGGATCCCAGGGTGTTATATCGACGTATGTATCTTCGTTGTGGGTTTTGACCAGTAGGGCTCTACCGGCGTACCACCCTCTCAGGGCGACATACCATGCAAGCTGGCTCTGGAGGGAGGGCATGAGCTTCATGCATAGGCGGTCATCTGCGGCGCGGAGTGCCCCTATGAGGAAGCGTTCCTTGTCGTTATTGACCTCTCGGGAGTTACGCGGGTTCCCGTTGGGGGGGATGCGGATGATCAGATCGGCTGAGGTCAGCCAGGATATGATCTTATCGGCGTAGGTCTGGGCTTCGTTTGAGGTATAGGACTGGTATCCATCGCCTGCGTCATAGGGTTTCAGGCGATATAGCTCGTGATCGAAGTCCATACGTTGGCGGAGGGGCTCCGTTGCCTCGTAGTGGTCTTCGACCATCGCGACGATGTCTTCGACCTTGCGTTTCGCCAACTATTTCCACCTCTTGACCTTAATAAAGCTGCGGTTATTGATATATCCGTAGCCGTAGCGGTCTATGAGGCCGTATATCACAGCCTTAACAGCATGATTGTTCTTATCGTCGGGGGACTCACCCACTATGTTACCATCCCTGTCCGTTTTCCAGCGATAGGCGCGAGTCTGACCATCGATGGGGCTCTGGGTGACCCCGAATTCGGACAAAACGCCCTGGCAGGAGGGATGAAAAACGATTTTAGGCACATTAGTTATTGGATCGGGTCGCAAAAAGCCCTTTAGGCGCTCAGTGCCATCATTGATGCGGACTTTCTGGGCTGCCAGGTAGACGCCGCTCTGCTCCATCCATATCTCTGCCGGTGCGCTCATGGCCTGGTGCTGGTATCCCGCTATATCTATGGCCCCGCCTACGACATCCTGCCACCAGGGGCGAGATTTTACGATATCGATGATCTCAGTAGTTATGAGGCCTTGCCCCGGGTCAATCCAGAGGTAAACGGGCTCACCTTTGACCCATTTTGCGGCGGGGTCGATATGTATGTCTGGGCGAAACTCCCCAAATACGAGGCCCTGGGGGGGTGAGGGGATACCTTCGATGCGTTCCATAAAGAACTCATCGGAGGACTGGGAGCGCAGTTTGAGTATCTCGGGGTCGCTTTTGCCACCGGGGTAGAGGTACTGGTTGGAGTAGCTTGGGAGGGAGAAGCTCTGCTCGTCATCGTGGATACCCTGGTTCCACGTTACGAATAGCTGTGGATACCAGCCCAGGGAGCCCTCGAACGTACCTGCCAGGAAGAGCCATCCTCGTTTAGGGGCTGAACGGCTTCTGAGGCGGTGGAAGGAGTCCAGGTCTAGCTGTGACGCCTCGCACCCTATGATGCCGTTGGGGGCTTTCATGGCGAGGGTACGGGGGTCTTTGGCGCTCTTGGTCTCTATGCGGGTGCCGTCGGCCAGTATGATATTACCGGGGTCTACCCTCTTGGTAACTGAGGCGAGTATACCCAGTGCGGCGAAGTCTTCTACGAGGTAGTCGAACTCAGCGCGTGTGCGTTCGTAGTCTGCGGCCACCAGCCAGTAGAGTCCGGGCTCTTCGATCTCCAGGAACCGTGACACCAGGTACTTGGCGGCCACCATAGACTTCCCTGCCTGCTCACCTCCTGCCACGAGGATAAAGCGTTTACGGCAGTCCAGTATGGGGCGTTGGGCCTCGGTGGGCTCAAATGCCAGTCGCTCGAACAGATATTCTGTAAGCTCAGGCTTCAGCGGAGTCTGGGTCAGGGGGTTTTCTCCTGGAGAGGATCTTCTCTACCTCATCTATGGCGTTCTTACGGGCTTTGGCGTCTTCGTTGGGCTCGTTCTCCGCCTGTACCGCCTTACGCCCCTTCTCCTGGCTCTTCTTCCACTTCTTCCACTCTATCATCATCTCTCGCGCATTATCGTCAGCGCGGTAGGTGTCACGCCGATACTTCTCAGGCCAGCACGCATTGAGCAGTGTAATGAGCAGTACGGGGTTACCGTCGGGTTTCTGTAGTCTGACCCTCGCAAAGGCAAGATCCTGAAGACTCTCCCTGAACAACTCGTTCGAGGTCTCGAAGCGCACCTTAAAGTTCTGCACGTCCCTATGACGCCAGTCCGCTACGGTGGAACGTGTGACATCGGAGAGAGTACACGCACCCCGGATAGTCCCAGCTTCCCCGTACGCCGCGAGAAACTTATCCTGACGTGACTTTGTCCTCTTCCCTAGAACCGAATCCTTACTGCTCGGCTTGGCCGTCGCTCGCGCCCTGGGCATCTATGCATCTCCCCGTTTGAGTCTCAACCCCGCCCAAGTAGAACGCTCAGGCAAGGTGTTACGGAAGCCCCTGGTCTCGAAACATACCTTGCACGTCCCAGTAACACTAACACCCTGCCTGGGTGAAGGGATGATCCAGTAGTGAGGATGCTCTTCAATATCCACCAACTTCCCTAGCTTCCCAGAAGCGTAACCGTGGATCCACTCCCTGAGCGTAGTCCGAGGCACCTTCAATATCCCCGCTACTTCCCTCTGGGACTGCCCAGAGCGATGACCCCTAATAGCAGCATGGATCACCTCCCTTGAGTACGAGTACGAACGAGTTGCGGCCATGTGGCTAGGCTATATACCCCGAAAGGTTTATTCAACAGATAAGGTGTGTATCTTAATAAGATATGTAATTAGATAAGGTATGTAATTTACTGTCATTACTGACATTACTGTCACGATTACTGTCACCACCACAAATAGGGCAAAGCCGTCTACAACATTGCCAATGCCCGAACATATGTCCACTGAGCATCTTGCGGGAACGGCCTGGTTAACGCACGCAGGGCTAATAGATGTCGCAAGGCACTCATCCCCCACACAGGGGTGGTTGTGTGTGTGTGTAGACCAGGGCTGAATCGACCTAAACCCCCGAAACCCCCGTAACCCCACCTGATATGCGGATTGGCGGATTAGGACTCCCCTCGCGCGCGCACGCGCGTAAGAACAGTCTTAAAGAACAGTCTTGTCCAGCCCCGTAAGGGATAGCTGGACACTGCTTACAGCGTAATCAGGGAAATTACATTCCATCTTCGTTTGTTACGGATTTCATGTAATTTCAATGTAATAGTACCGGAACCGGAAAACTACATGTAATTACAGTGTAATTCTGTGAATTACATCAGATTACAGTGTAATCCTCCAGCCCCCGGGAGGGCGGCTTTACGGCTGAATTTCTGGC